CCAGAGTACCAGCATTCACAATGTGCTGGATTTTAGTCACTCGGGAGATCGGGAGGGCAATGCCTTTATCGAAATCCTTTGAGCTTGGACTAGAGAAATCTAGACTTTCTTTGATCTTCTCGATCATATTGTCCGGATCTACTAGACCATGACTATTCTCTCTGACGAGATCTATGTTATCATTATAGATCTTATTATGTAGAGAGTTGTTTATACAACCTCGAACTAAGGAGGAAGTCAATCCGAAAAGGATTGTCCTTTCTTCAATAGCTGTCAGTTCAGTGTTAAAGACACTTAAATATGGCTCTAGCCACCCGTATTTGGGAGCCGGAGTTGTATTGTCTTTGTATATCTGTTCCAACACCTCAGAAGGTAAGGATTGGGCGTATTTGCTATCATGTAAATGCCTCATAAGAGGATTCAAGTCAAGCTTAGCCGCTAACTTAATCTTCTCCCTATCTTTCTTTGGAAGTAAATGTTGAGCACGCAAACCGTATTGACGTAGGTATCCTGTAGGATCCTTCGAAATATTACGGCGTCGGCCTTTGAAAACAGGCATGATACCATGTTTGTCAACAAGCCGTCCGGCGAACTCTCCAATCGTCGAATTTAACAACGACTTTGTGAGAGAAATGGATACACCTAGTGTGTTCATCGTGCTTTGATAGCTTTTAGCCAATGCTTCATCTGAAAAGATGACATCATCACCTAAAACGCGGAAGTTGTTTAGGTTCCCGCCTAACGACTTAATCAGCAAAGTGTGAGCAAGTGTAAACACTGCAAACGAAGGGTTAGTTCCCATCGGTTGTCCACTATGGTAGCTGATGGCACCGTATGGTGTCCGCCACTTTCCTCTGCAAACTGCAGCCCATAAGGAAACGTCTTTCTGATATTCATCAGGGACTAAGTCCTGTAGGATCTGTATCTGTAGATCAAATGGAAAGTGATCGGTAGCAGCAGACAAATCTAGCGCATGTAACTTAACGCCTTGATTTAAATGGGACTGGATCCAATCAGTGGCCTCTATACTATTAAATATAGAGACTTCTGGTTGAAAGGACCGCTTAAGTAGTTTTGCAGCAAATCGTTGTAATCTACTGGTAGCTACTTGGTATATACGGTTAGGGTTCGCTATGAACCTTACCTTCATACCCCCGTCCGTAGTCAATGCAGAGATTCTACCTACAATTTCTTCAGGTTTCCCGTCTGATCTTGTATTTTCTAGACTGTGAAGCCCAGGTAGTTTCTCACTTGCCCAGATAAGCCCGTTTAGAGCTTCTAACGACTTTTCTTCAGTCGACTCTGAACAACGCATGAATTCACGAAAGACATCCATATGGTCAGCCATAAGGGTCGGAGCAAGATCGCAAGCGATCTGAAAGCTCGTCTCAATAGGCACTTCGCTCTCTTTATTGAGTTCGAAGGATCCCATGAATGGAATAATCCGCTCTTTCGACTGCGGTTCTGTTGCCGAGAAATCACAAGTAGCGTAAATCCTCTTAGCAATTGCTTTGAGGCGCCTTGATACAGGGACAACAACACCATGATCAGGGAGAGGTTTAGAAACCGAAGTTTCGAATGCCTTCCAATCTTCATAGGTCGCGTTCTTCTTCTCCCATCGTGTATAAATACTTACGATTCGGGTCGAGAAAATCATCCCTCTACGTGTTTTACTTTTATCAAGTATACACTTAAAGACGCCTTTGAACAGCGCTAATTCACTTTTCGCTAACTCGTTGTCCTTGCTTTTCAGCAATGCTGCCTTCATGTTTTTCAGGCGGTTGACAACAAAGACGATTCCATGGTTCTTCTCGATCATCTTGAGATAACCGACAATGCCCTTAACCTGGGCTGATGAGAATCGCTGCGATTTCATTATCCGTGATAACTCTAGCTGCTCTTTTTGGGTAATATACATAAATTTATCCTTAAAGGGTTAGGGACATCGAAGATGACCTAACCAGCGTTGTTAGAGTGCATAACACTCTAGGTTAATATTATTGTTAATCTGGAAGATGGCTAAATCACTCCTCTACTCTTCCCATTGACATTGTGAGTCAGGTCTTTCCCAACCTTAAAGGCCAATGGAAGTTTCAG